AAGGAAAACCCAGATTCTAAGACTTTAGACAACAATAACAGCACGTTGAAAATACCACCAGAAGGGTATATACTACCAAAACCAAAACCAAAAGATGAATAAAAAACCTTTAAACATATCAGAAGAGGCTGCCGTGCAAATGCCGATGAAGACGGTTGCCAGTTTAATAATTATCGTCGCCCTCGGCACCATGGGCTATTTTCAAATTATAGAACGTCTTAATGTTGCAGACACTCGTATACAGATAATGGAAAAAGATCTTGAAGAGAATACAGAATTTAGAATTAAATGGCCACGAGGTCAACTTGGTTCGCTTCCTGCAGATAGTGAACAATTTATGATGATTGAGGATTTGTACAAGACTACCGACAAATTAAGCAAACATATAGAAAACATGGCATTAAACAAAGTCAACATAGAATTTTTAAGAACACAAATGGATAAAGTTTTAGCAGACATTGAAAAATTAAAAGATGCTAATCGTGAGATTGGTTACAAGAATGGAAGTTATTCAGAATGATAGAGTCTGTGGTAGGATTATTGATGTTTATAAATGGAGAGATCAAGGAACACCGTATCCAAGAAAGCATGGCTTCGTGCCTTCGCGCCCGACGCGTAGCGGAGAGGGAGTACAACCCTAACGTATCATATAAATGCTGGAAGGGTGAGGCAGAAACAGAGATATATTTAGGTGAAAAGTCAATCAAAAAAATCCATCTTAAATAAAGTTGCAAAAGAACTACGAACACCAAAGTTTAAACAACTTGTAATTAAAAATAAAAAAATATATAATAGAAAGAAAAAAATGAAAGCCATAGATAATGAATATTAATTTATTTGCTGTAAGTTTCTATAAAGTTAAATTAAATTTAGATAACAAAAAAATAATAAAATACTTACAAAATGTTAAAAACAAAGACGTTGGTCGCAACGTTAGTAATCCAAAAGGAATAGGCTGGCAATCAAATCTATTAGATTTAAGTAATTTTTTAGAAATGCACAATCAAATGAAACCTCACATAACAAATTATATGCAAAATATATCTTTGAGAGGTATTCCAAAGATTACGGCTTTGTGGGCAAACATAAATAGTTATAAAGATTACAATGAAGTACATGCACACTATGGTAATGCACAACTATCATCAATTTATTATTTAAAAACACCAAAAAATTGTGGTAAATTATTTTTTGAAAACCCTTGTACAAGCATGGATGCCTCTTGGGTTAATTGTAAAAATAGTTTTACTGAATATACCAGTTCAAGAATGACAGTTGATGTGCAAGAAAATGATTTGTTAATTTTTCCGGCATGGTTACTACATGGAGTAGGACCTAATTTAAACAAAAAAGACAATAGAATTAGTATTGCTTCTAATATATACATAGACACAAATGAAAATTACAGCAGAAATAGTTAACGGTAAGTGCCCTACTTGTGATGAGTTTACGATGTTGGTTGGACTTACAAAAGAAATGTATAGATGTATGAACTGTGGCGCAGATCTACAGCAACATGTAAATGGTAAGATAAGTTATTTACCACACATTACTAAACCAGAAGATGTAAGTGTATTTGTTAAGGAGTGGTCCGAATAATAACAAATGTTATCTATAGTTTTTAACAAGTTAGATAAAAAATTTAACGATCAAGTTTACAAAGAAATATTAAAAAATAAAAAAAGTTGGACGAAAGATCTAATAAACGTAAAGTCTTTGACATCTGGATTTAATCCAAATTTAGGTTTTTTTAAACAAATATCAGACGAGATTGCTGAGTATTTAAAAAAAGATACAGGCAACGATTATTATCCAATAAGATGGTGGGCTAACTATTATAAAAAAGGGGATCATACTGAAAAACACAATCATGTCCCAGAAGATGTTAGTGTAATAGTAATAATAAAAGCATCTAAAGAAAACGTATTGACTTTTTATAATCATTCTAATAACACGTTTAAAGTTAGTGAAGAAGATGGATTAACACTAATATTTCCATCAACCACATATCATAGTGTTGATAAATGTGATGGTAGGAGAGTTAGTTTGGCTATAGATTTTAAATTAACCGATCCATTGAAAGATAAAAATGGCTAGACAAAAATTTGTACACTTTGTACCACGTCCAAAACCTCGTAAACGTCCAGGTAGACATACAAAAAACCTAAATAAATCAAAGAAAAGATCGCATAAAAAATACAACCGACAAGGTCGTTGACAAATACTTTTAAATGACTATCCTATAGTTATGAAAGAAAAAAATATATCAGTAATAGTTAGTGGAGCTAGTCAAGGACAATGGTCTAATCTTATTCTTGAATTAAATATCATGAAAAAAGCATGGAGATCATATGGTGTTAATATTAATTTAAAAGCACCAGGTATAAAAAATATAATAGAATGGGGAAATAAAACACATGACTATACAAGACCAACTCGACACATTAGCAAACGAGTACAACAAAACAAAAAATCCAGAGTCTAAAAAACTGTGGTATAAAAAAGTAAAGGAATTGTATGGACCTAATACTATTAGACGACGGATTGTATCAGTTAGTAAGTGTCACAAAAGAGATGACGGAACATATCTCATTATCGGTAAAAGTAAATTGCTTTGAACTTTGTGACATATTACGTTTACATTTAACCACGTATCACGAATCATGGAACGTGCATACAATGAAGGATGGTAGCGGTGATTTTATTGGGTGTATTTGTAAGTAGTTTATTTTTATTGCCCGCAGTTTTTTTATTGTGGATGTGGAATAAAGAAACACCTACCCTAAAGAGGGAAATTAGTAAGGGTAGGTAATGGTGAGAAGATATCTCGCCATACCATAATCTTGCCACATTGTCAAATAGTCTGCTGTGGAGTGCAGGTAAATCTAATATAAATGCTGTGTTCGTTGACATCTTGTCTACCTATTTCTTCCATTTTCTTTTGAGATTCTTGATAACCAAACATCATACAATCATAAGAATTATCAAACGTTTCGGGCCACGGATATGGCGGCATACAGGTAGTATGTACCTGTGAACAAATAATTAAACTTAACAAAATTTTCATTGACAATCCTATATTATCACCTATATTAAGGTTTTAAATTATGAAAGGAACACGCATGACCGACATGAATAAATATAAAAATGTTTCTCTAACAAAAGAAACATATGCTATTTTAGATAAGTTATCAAAGATATTATTGCCCGATGCCAAATTGTCTGTAGCAAAGACAATAGAATCATTAGCAAATGAGAAAGCGAGAAAACTAAATGGCAAAATTAAAAAAAGCTAAAGTAAAAATACACATATGTTCAACCTGTAAAGGTAATGGATTTGTGAAAGTTTTTAGTATTGATAAAGATGAGTCAACAGTACACCAATGTTGGGACTGTGATTCGGAAGGGGAATTCTATGAGATCGATGATATGGGTTGGATTGATGATGGTACTTCTGACAGCTTGCACTAATTTAAAGTTTGATAACTTTGATCCGACAACTGCAACAGTAAGATGGTTGATAACAAATCATGAGTAAAAAATCTATTAAGGGCACTGTTGGTGAACATAAAGTTATTGTTCAATTGCTAGAAGACGGCTATCATGTAGCCAAAGCAGTAGATCCACATTGTCCTTTTGATTTAGTTGCAGTGGGTGAGGAAGGTGATGTTAAGTTAATAGATGTTAAAACTATATCTTATCGTAAAAACACCAAATCAACTTGGACTAAAAAATCTCAAAAGATTAACAGAGTGCCTAATTTAAAACAAAGAAAAATGAATATACAATTAATAATGGTAGACTAATATGTTTGATAAATTTATTTACGGAGGATTACATTTTATTATGAAGTATGCAGGTATGTTGAATGCATGGGCATGGCGTAAGCATGTTAAAATAATAGAGAACAAAAGACAGAAAGAAAATGAAGAGTATATAAAAGAATTAAAGAAAAAACTATGACAGATAAAATAAGTGTAAATGTATTTAACTGGGGCCCTTGTGTTATTAAGTTGAAGATAACTGATGAGTGTAAAAAATTATTATTAGATGAGGGTAGTAAGAATGAAAAAGATTTTACTAATAAGTTAGCAGGTATCATCGAGAAAGAAACAGGGTATAGTGAAGAGAGTAAGAATAAATTTATACCACACATGTCACAATATTTAGGTGTTTACGATCAGATGTTTCAAAAGTATGTTAATAAACCCTATGAGAAGACACCCGAGTATGTACTAGCTTCTTTGTGGATTAACTATCAGAAAGCTAATGAGTTTAACCCACCACATGATCATGATGGTAAACTATCTTTTGTAGCGTACTTACAGATACCCGAAGAACTTAAAAAAGAAAACGCAGCTTACAGAGGTAAGAGTTGTGGTCCGGGTGGTATACAATTTATCTATGGTAATGGACCTAGAGATTGTGTAACCTACATGTCGTTTTTTCCAGAGGAGAATGATATATTTATTTTTCCTGCGTGGTTGAAACACTGGGTAGCACCTTTCAAGTCTGACTGCACACGTATCTCGGTTAGTGGTAATATTCACGACTCTGCACCTTTGAACGCGATTAAAAAATTTGGTCCTGTATACTCGGAGGGTAAAAATAAATGATAGGTTTATTTTTTGTAGGTATGGGAGTCACATTGATTGGTGCACTTATCGTGTGGTATGTAATAAATAACTATGTAATGAAAAATGAAGAAGAGTAATAAATACAATTATTTAGAGGGTAAACAAATCACGGACCCTGGAACAGGGAAAAGAGTTTATGAGATAAATAGTTATAGACTTCCTAGTGTGACTACGATATTAGGAGCCACCAAAAATCAACAATTTTTAAAAGAATGGAAAGATAAAGTCGGTGAAAAAGAAGCTGAACGAATCAAGAATGTATCTAGTTCAAGGGGTACCAGTATGCATAAATTCCTCGAGTCATATGTCACGGGTGTTGGCTATGATGATCTTACTGAATTGGGACAGGCGGCGAAACCCATGGCCGATAAGATTATGGAGATTGGTCTTGCGCCAGTATCAGAGTATTATGGTTCCGAAGTTACGTTACATTATCCGGGGCTATACGCAGGTCAAACAGACTTGGTATGTTTACACAACGATCTTGAAACTGTTGTTGACTTTAAGCAGGCCAACCGTCCGAAGAAGAAAGAATGGATCGAAGATTATTATCTTCAAATCGCAGCGTACGCCATGGCCCATGACTATGTCTACGGCTCCAGTATACGCCAAGGAGTTATCATGGTATGCACGCCTGACTTATATTATCAAGAATTTAGGATCACGGACCATGAATTAAGGACCTGGAAACATAGGTTTTTGAAAAGATTGGACATGTATCATGACCTAATCTTTGATGAAAAAGAGAAAGCAAAAGTAAATATTAACCCGGAGGATTTTTTCAATGGAGCATAATGAAAAATAAATTTGAACAAGAACAACAGGATTTAAATGAGAGTTACAAACAATCATTAAAGAATAGATCTGAAAGAAAAGTAGAGTGTGATATGAGAGATGATATGATGGTGCAACAACAGGTGGGCAGTAAGTGGCAACACATGGTGGGTGTTATATGTTTAAATCAGACCGGACGCAAAAAGGTAAAGAAAGTATTACCAAAATTCTTTGAAAAGTTTCCTAATGCATGGAAGTTATTATTGTCAGATATAGACACTATTGCCGAGATGTTGAAAGATCTAGGTATGAAAAATGTCAGGGCAAACAGAATATGGAGAATGTCTTGTGATTTTATAAATTGGGATGGTGAAGATGCAACAAAATTATTTGGTATCGGTAAGTATGGTAGCGACAGCTATGAGATATTTTATAAAAATAAAATACCAGATAATATACAGGACAAAGAATTAAAAAGATATGTAAAGGAGGAACTTGATGGAGCGTGAAATATCAGGATACTACTATGACGGTGAAAAGTCATGGATATTATACAAAGACGAATACGGTAATGAAACTATGGAGGAGGATGAAGATGAACAACTACATTAGAACGGTTCTAAAGAAGAGATACGAAGCAGATATTGCAGATGCCAAGTATAAGATTAAATGTTTCAGTGAACATGAGATAGTAATACCAGAACACCCAGATATTACACTAGAAGTTGACAAATTATTACAGAAAATTGCAGAAGCAGAAGATAAGTTGGCAGCAATTGAGCAACATTATGGCAAGAATGAGGCAGAAAAAACTGTACTATAAGATTCTGTGACAGATTACAAAAAAATATTTTTTTGCTCCGAAATAAAGTGTCCAAGTGTACTTTTGACTGTTTTTCAGCATAAAATAAGGCTAAAAGTAGTACACTTTTTGGTACACTTTTTATTTTTGGTACACTTTTTAATGTACCATCAAATTTCGGTTCACGCGCGCGAATGCATATTTTAAATAAAAAAATCTGTGATATAAACTTATATATGCCTAGGAAAAGAAGAAAAGCAATCGCCTCAATAACTCCCGACATACCTTATCCAAAAGTCCGAGTGGAGTGGATCGACTGTGTGAGCGATTCGGGCTGGGCTAATGAGAAAGAGTTTGATAAAATGAAACTAGCTAGACCTGTCAATGAAGGTTGGTTGTATTCAAAAGATAAAAATTCTATAAAACTATTTGCATCATACGATAGAGAAGATGATGGTAGTTTTAGTTTTGGGGATCGGACGATGATTCCTCGGAATTGGGTAAAGAAGATTCAGAAACTTTAGATGGAGTCACATCAATTATCTGTCCGTAATCGGTTAAGAGTTGTTTCATCTTTGCTTCTAGTTCTTGTTCTGACATATCTTCTAGTTTCCCAGTTTTTATTATTTTTCTGTCTATGTATAGTCCTGCTGCCTTTCCTCTGTTTGCTTCAGCATTTACAGCAGAAGAGAAAGAGCCTTTCTTCAAAGCGGCTTCTCTAAGTCTTGCAAGTTCAGCAACATGTCCTTCATAAGTCACTTCATGTTTTCTTAATCTTTCTTCTTTCAGCTCACCAATATACTTAACAACAAGCGGTGATAGTCTTGGGTTACACAACTCTGAGCCTTCCTGTCTTGCACGTTTAGGACTATACCCTGCAGCAAGTGCTGCTTCGGATTGAGTCATAGGTCCGTCAGGTCCACCGAATACTAAAAACTCGGCGAATCTCTGTTGCATTTCTGTAAGTCTTTTTGGCAATCCCATGATTGACAATTTAAGGTAACTATCCTATAAAGTCAATAATGAAAGTTCATAAAAGTTCTACAGAATTATATAAACAAATAAGCGATTTAAAACAACAGGTCGAAGGATACCAAGCCTTATTAGATTTGTATAAAAAACAACTTTGGGATTTAAGAAAAATTTCTTCTGAAAACGAAAGTAATAAAAACTTATTGCAAGGTTATAAAAAGATGATAGAGAATTTAAACGACAAGTTGAGACAAAAACAGTCATGAGAGTACAAGACTTGCAATTATTTTTAGGTCAATTTACGAAAGGATCTGATGCGATTAAGAATGCACAAATCTACGTAGAAAGAGATGGAAAGTTGTATCAGATTAGAAGAATGGAAGTGCATGAGCATAACGTTCCAATTTTAGGTCAACCAGGTCATAACGCACACAGATTAGTTTTAAAAACAGAAAAACCTTCCAGTCTTATCTTGCCAGATAAACTGCAAAAGGACTATTAATGAATGACGATGTTACCTCCAAAAACACATGGCACCAGAGCGTAAATTATATCAAAAAATTAAAAAACATTTCAGTGATTTTTCGCTTATTCGACTTGAGAATCATAGCTTACATGGCACTCCTGATTTACTGGTCAGCAATGCTAGGGGCCACTTTTTTACAATAGAGCTTAAAGTCACGAAGGGTAACAAGGTTAAATTTTCTCCACATCAAATTGCCTTTCATATCAAACATCCACGCAATACATTTATCTTGGTAGAGCACCTCGGTCAGAGGTCCGTGAAACTTTTTCCAGGGTCAGGGATCTTGGCGCTTGAAGCTTGTGGCTTGAAGCTTGAGCCTTTATGCTTGGGGCTTGACGCTTGTCGCTTGTTCCTTCAGGAGCTTGGTGCTTGAAGCTTGATGCTTGTCGCTTGTGGCTTGATGCTTGGAGCTGGCAATGTCCATCTCTCCAAGCTTGTGGCCCGGACCAGGACGCACGCTGTCTCCAACGTCGACAGTTTTTCGACTGCTAATGGCCTGATCCGATTTATTACGTAGCTTGCGTAATTCTTTATAATATTTTGGATGTCTAAACATATCAATGTTTACCATATTTAATTGTCTTAATTGTGGCGTCCCAGCATGCCCGGCAGTCCCTGCATTCATTGTCTTGTTGTGCTGCAGGACAGCTGGCCCCTGATGTCACCACCTCTGAAGAGTTAGGCCACGAAGCAGGCGCCCGCTGG